GGAACATAATCATTTCTACCTTCCTCCGCATCAACCCATAATTTATAAAATGAATTCATTCCATTTGGAGTAGAAACAATAAAAACTTTAGTAGTTTGTCCAGAAGAAATAGTAGGATAAACCGCCCTAAAAAACTCATCTGCTATATTATTAGGAACAAAAGCAAATTCATCAAGAAAAATAATATTATAAGATCCGCCCCTAATTGCAGAAGCAGAAGTAGAAGCAGCTATTATAGAACTTCCATTTTCTAATTGAATATCTCCCTTATTCCAAATCAAAATGCCATGTTGTAACCATAATGGAAGATGTTCATAAGCTAATTGCAATCTTCCTAATAATTCTCTAGCAGTATTTCCTTTATTTGCTAATAATGCAACTTTTACATTTTCATTAAACAAAATATAATGCAATAAAAATGATAAAATAGTTGTAGATTTACCAGTCTGTCTAGGCATTTTACAAATAACAAACCTATTATCATGAAATTTATTTACCATGTCCTCTTGAAAATCATATAAATCAAAAGGAACCAATCCTTTATCTACATGAACAATTTGAACATAATTTTTAATAAAATATACAGGATCCTCAGAACATTTAACATATTCTTCAATTTGATCTTGAGTAAAATCAAACTGTATATTTGCCTTTTTCAGCAAAGGATTGTTATTATAATTTACAGACCGTTGATAATCCATTATTCCTTTCCGCCACCTCGTTTTTTATTATTTTTTAAATTTTCGATAAATAATTCACGTTTTCTTTTCTGATTTCTTTGATGCTTTTGCATACTTGGTTTCATGTAAACTGATTTTTCTTTATATTTTTTAATAATTCCTTCAATATTAACTAATTCATTAAACTTAGAAAATGCACGTTCAAATGAATCTGAATCATGCACATCGACTCTGATATTAACTTTTCTCGCCATTAGACTTTTCACCTTTTAATAATTTTTGTAATTCTGATGTGCTTCCAACAAACACAGCATTATTTGTAATATTTTTTGGAGAACCTTTATTCTCCATAGACTTTAACTCTTCCAACTTTATTTGCAATTCTATTGCTTCTTTATTCAATTCTGAAACTGTTTTTAATATTTGTCCAGCAACTTCAAATGTTCTGGCACTTTCATCATCTTCTGCTAATTCTAATATACCATCTAAAGCCTTTTTACCTTTTCCCATTAACTCATAAATATTATCACGACTAATAACATAATCATCCTCTATATCTTCATCTCTATTTTCTATAGAAGAAACAATACTTTCAGGAGATTCTTCAACTGTTTCAACAGTCACTAAATCATCTGTTTCATCTGAAAGATATTCCTTAGCCAATTCTAATGCACTATCTAATTGATTCTCTATATCATTCATATAACATCTCCCAATGTAAATTCTGTTTGTTCTTCCAGAATAATTTTTCCACTTCTTGTTGGATGATATAAATATGTCTTACATGTAAAATCAAAACTCCAATTAATAACCCTAGCTTGCATTCCTTGTAAATCTCCTTCATAATCATCTTGAAAACTAGTTCCATTTAATGTTATAGGAACATCATGTTGTACTACATCATTAATCGGTATATTCATCTCTGGTGCAAAATAAGGAAGAATTTTTTCCACAATCTGTAATCCTTCTTCTGTCTCCCTAACAATTGCATTTAATGTGAAATCTATATTATACGGAACTCTTTGGAATTGAACTGATGCATCGCCAGATTCAGAATCTTTGTTTAACCATATTGGCTGTAATGTATTTAGCTTTCTAGCTGGATCATAAGATAAATTAGATATTTCAAATGCCATTCTAGGTAATGTTAATCCAATCTCTGCATTTCCTGCCTGTACTTGTCTCATTTTAGCAATAAATCTTTGTCTAGGAGAATATGACAATGGAACAGTAATATTATTATTTTCTACTTCTATAACTATATCATTAAACATAGTTCCAAAAGCCACTACTAATTTCCTTATAGATTGATGATATTCTGTATTACCAAACATTAATAATCCCCAAATGGATTCTTATCAGTGAAATCTACTATTCCTTCTAAAATAGCTTCAGCTTGAAATTCTTCATTTTGTTGTGTTTCATCAGTATCTACTACTGTCGTAATAGCTTCAATTTGTGTCTCAACTTCAGTAGGAACAGTTCCATCTTCAATATCAACTTCTTCATATCCATAACGAAATAACTGACAATCTAATCTCCATACATAATTCATACCTAATTGATAAAAAGGAACTTGATCTTCAACAAATCTTATTTCCATTATATTATTGGCTAAAGGAATATAAATCAAATCTCCCTCTCTAGGAGTTTCCATTGTTGTTTCCTCAGTAAATCTCTTTACAGAAATAATAAATTCTCCAGCATCTGCTATTTCTAAACCAAATCTACTAATAAAATCTGCACCATCAAAACCAGAATCCCAATTAGCCATTATAGTTTCAATAGGATACGCTTTATTAAAAGAAGATGTTTTCGCATCTTCAAAAATAGTATCAATATTTTGATCATCTCTAGGAAGATAATAAATATCAAATCCAACAGTCTTAATGGATTCAATAACTAATGATTCCAACAACAACTGTTCAGTAACATTAGGATTATTATGCGTAAAATATGGATTGGTTGCCATTTGTTATCCTATATAAAATTGTGGAGGTGATTCATAAGTAGCTCGTACACTTTCTTCTAATTCATCAATTTCTCTATCAGCCTCATCTAATAATGCTCTTCCATTGTATGTCAAGCCACCCGGAAGTGTCATGCCATCAAATTTACTTAAATTTTGACCCCATTGTCTTTTAACTAAAGCCGTAGAATATGATTTTAACCAACTATCATTATAAATTCCTGTATTATTTTCAGGATCTAACTTTTTATAACATTCAACTACAATCACATCATCAACTGAAACATCATTATCCCAATCTATCACTAGATGTAATTTATCTGTATGCTTACGAAACTCAAAAATAATCTCATTTCCAAGAATATAATCAATAGTATTAAGATGAGATTCAGCCATATAATAACTAACTAATTGATTAGATGCTAAATTATGAACATCATTTAAACGCATTTGATATGCTAAATCAAACATATTGGTAGAATTTTTATTGACAGGCATTACTCTATTAACACCAACAATAGGATCATTAACAGGAAGATAACCATTACCAATATCAATTTGTGTTACAGTATGTTTTAAATAAAATCTTTCAATTCCGTCATAATGATAACTAGCATATTTTTGTAATGCATCATCTATACGATCAGAAATTTGATCATCTGACACATTAATATCTACTACACCATCCCCCAATCTACGTTTAACATATTCAACTAAAGTGGTTTTAGAATCAATAGCCATTTTATAATTCTCCACAATCCCAAGTATCTGACCATTGTGCATCACCATTAGAATCTGCAACTAAAATTTGATTTGGTTGACCACCATCAGGCATGCCACCACCACCAATTGGATCTCCACCCGATGTTTGAATCTCCGTAACTGTAACAGTTCCCGTAAAGATAGGATTATTTATTGGTGCATAACCTGCACTTGCATGAGTTTCATAAGAACTAATATTACCTGCATGTAATACTTGATTTCCACCATCTACTTTAACAGCACCATCATTATAAACACCTAACAGTTGTTTGTCATCATTATGAACTTCTAATCCATAAACACTACCATCAGTGTTGTAGGTGTTAATATACATTCCATAACCACCACTATGTGATAAGTAAATATGAGGTGAAGTACCAGAAGAATTCCTAAAACCATTTATCACCCAACCACTCACAGATTTAGTTGATCCACTTCTAACGAAATCTGTGTTGTCATAACCATCTAGTAGATCTGCATTACCACCATCTGCAGATGTTATGAATCCATAAGAATTATTCCAATTAGTATTACCATCTGTTATATAACCTGCTCCATTATATAACTCATTGTTATTAGTAATATAATTAGCATTAGTATCTCCAGTGTATCCAAGAGTACTTAGTGATAAGTTAGATGAAGTGTAAACAGTAGACCAACCACTAAAATCTCCTCCCCAAACACCTCTAACAAACAATAAACTAGGATTACCAGCACCCATAGCCATTTGCCATCCGTGTCGAGAAGTACCATTACTATGGTGTAAAGAATTAAAACCAGTAAAATGCGTTGTTGTCCCAGCAGGTTCATTGTCTCCATCTAAACTCCAGCTATCCCACCAACCAGAACCCCAGTCAAATACATCGTTAAGATCAGTAGTTCCCCATCCCATAGAACCAATATAATAACTAGAATCAGTATGCTGGTTTTTTCTACTTTCTGTATACTTTTCTGTCAACCCTAAAAAATTTTTATATCTTCCTGTGGTATAATGTCTGATAAGCGTATCATCAGAAGCGTAATGTCTAAGTGGAATTTCCGTATCCCTGTTTGTTAGATGAGAAGGTGTAGCCCAAATAGCAGTTCCATTTGCAGAATATTCTAAGAATTGTCCAGCAGTACCGCCACTAGGTATAGGTAAATAAGCACTATTATGATTATGACCTGTATCAGATTTTCCAGCTAATCCAGATGTCAAAGCACTAGCAGTAGCAAAATATGCACTATCATTTCCATCTAATAAATCTGAATCTGCTGCTTTAGCTGTTGCTCCTAATGCTCCAATATCAGCAGGAGTTAATTCTCTAGTTGGAGCGTCAGTTACATGTCCATATGTATCAACAGTAATATCACTAATAACTGTTGCACCATCAACCTCAGTCATTGACCAATCAGATGTATTGCTATGACTTAACGAAATAGTACCACCTAAAGCTACCGTACCGTTTCCTGCAACACCTAATCCACCAGCAGCATTAATAGTAATGCTATTATTAGCTAAATCTGCATTGGCTATACTACCATTAGGAAAATTGATAGCTCCACTACTAACAGTTAAACCACCAGCAATAGTAGCACCACCATTTAAAGTTGTAAGTCCTCCAACTTTAAATGTACCACTTCCTGTTATTTCTGTATTAGAATTTAAATCTATTTGTCGGCCTGTAGCAGCAACTAAAGTAAGATTTTCACCAGTTTCTGAAGTTAATGAATTGCCAAATGTTGTTATTCCAGCAACAGTTGAATCGCCTGTAAGAACTAATCCAGCAAATTCAGGAGTACCAGCTGGAGATAAATTATTAGTTGTTTCTGTGCTACCATCAGCAGGTGCTTGTATTAATGTTACGGGATCTCCATCTGAATTTAAAGTTACAATTTCAGCACCTGCAGGTAATACTAATCCGGCTTCACCTAATTCAAGAACTCCATCCTCACCAGTAAGTGTAAGACTACTATTATTTGCTAACGCAATTCCACTAGAATTAATAACATTAGTACCAACGGTTAAGGATCCATTATTTGTTAATGTAAGACTGTCTCCTACCTTTAGATCTCCTCCAGACACATCTAATCCACCACCAGTAACAGCTATTCCTCCACTAAAACTACCTGAACCAGTATTTGAAATAATAGCAGATCCAAGGGTTCCATTTGCATTTAACTTAACTAGTCCACCACTAGCAGCAAGTTTGCCAGTGCTTGTGATATTGCCATCTGATACAATAGCAGCCATAGTTGATTCACCATCTACATTAAGAGTAGATGAAGTGCTTATAGCTCCATCAGATACAATAGCAGCCATATTTGATTCACCATCTACATTAAAAGTAGATTCAAAATCAACTGCACCAGTAGCGTTAAGAGTAGTAAGTGTAGCTGCACCAGAATTACTAATTAGTGAAGTATTACTAACAGTTCCATTAGTATTTAATTTGACTAAACCACCAGAAGCTGCAAGTTTACCATCTTTAGCAGCAATATCACCTTCTTGAGTAGTGATGTCTGTTTTAACTGTTGCTCCACCTAATGTAGCATTTAAGTCACCTTCTTGAGTAGTGATGTCTGTTTTAACTGTTGCTCCACCTAATGTAGCATTTAAGTCACCTTCTTGAGTAGTAATATCCGTCTTAACTGTTGCTCCACCTAATGTGGC